AGTACTTCGCGCCCCGGTTTGGCACGTTTTTTTGACGCAAATAGGTTGTTTCGGATAGCAGAAAAGCATGGAGATTGCCACACTTAACATCCCAGCGTACCGGAAAGCCAACAAGGCTCTGGTGGCGGAATGGTTCGGGGTGTCCATTCCCGCAGTGGATGGATGGATACGGCGCGGCTGTCCGAGCGTGCAGCGGGGAGAGAAGGGGAGGCCGTGGGTCTTTGATTTGCTGAGGGTGGCTGAGTGGCGGTTTAGGCACGATGAAGGGCCCATAGACCCGTCGGGGATGACACCAAAGGACCGACTCGATCACTACCGGGCCGAACGGGAGCGATTGAAGCTGGAGCAGGAAACCGGATCGCTCATTCCGGCCGCTGACGTCGAAAGCGTCACAGCCGAGGTCATGAAAACGCTCGCTCAAACGCTCGACACGCTGCCCGATGTGCTGGAGCGAGACGCCGGGATATCGGGTGAAGCGGTGCAGATTGTTCAGCGCGTTATTGATTCGGCGCGCGAATCTATGTACTCGGATGTGGTGAGGCTGGTAGACGGCAATGGCAGCATCAGCGGCAGCGATCCTTAAATCGGTTTCGGAGCTACTTCGGCCGCCGCGCCGGATGCCTGTTGCCGAAGCGGCCGGACGGTATTTGCGGATTGCCCGCCCAGGCGGCGTTGCGAAAGAATGGGATGCCTCCCTAACTCCGTACATGGTTGAGCCGATGAACGCCTTGGCGGATCGTCGAACCGAGGCGGTGGTATTTGTGGGCCCGGCCCGCACCGGCAAAACCTTCGCACTGGTTATTGGCGGCCTGGCCTACAACGTGATTTGCGACCCCGGCGATACCCTCGTGGTCCACATGACCGAGCACAATGCCCGCGACTTTTCCAAGGACGATATTGCCCGCGCTCACCGCAACAGCCCGGAATTGCAGGCCCGGCTATCGCCCTATGCCAGCGACTATAACGTGTTCGACAAAACCTATCGGAACGGTATGCGGTTGCTGATCGGTTGGCCGTCGGTTCGTCAGCTTTCCAGTCGCACGCTGCGCAACGTACTGATCACCGACTATGACCGGATACCGGACAATATCGACGGCGAAGGTAGTGCGTTCGAGTTGGCCAGGAAGCGCGTGCAAACCTTTTTGAGCGCCAGCATGGTGCTGGTCGAAAGCAGTCCGGGCCGCGTGATCACCGATCCGAAGTGGCGGATGATCGATCCGCACGAGGGGCCGCCCTGCACCGGAATCTTCGGGCTCTATAACCAGGGGACTCGCAAGCGCTGGTACTGGCCTTGCCCGGAATGCGGCGAATACTTCACCGCACAACCAACCGTCGATGCGCTGGCGATGGTGGATGGAGATATTGGCCTGGTCTGCCCACACTGCGGCCCGGTCATTCAAAAGACCGCCAAGCGGGCCATGAATCTTGCTGGGCGGTGGCTAGCAGCCGGGCAATTCATTGACCGAGATGGCATGATTAGCGGAAATCCGCCGTCGTCGCCGATCCAATCCTATTGGCTTACCGGGCCCGCAGCTGCCTACCAATCGTGGGCGTCGCTGTGGCGAAAGTATCATGCGGCGCTGGATGCGATGGAGCGCACCGGGGCAGAGGATGCGTTGCAGGCCGTTGTTACCGGCGATTTCGGCATGGCCTACCGTCCGCGCAATTTGAGCATCACCCGCGAATCAACGGCGCTCTCTTGCCGAGCCGAGGAATGGGAGAAGCGCACAGTACCGGACGGCGTGATGTACCTGATTGCGGCGGTGGACGTGCAGGGCAATCGATTTGTTGTCCAGTTGATCGGATACGGCCGGCAGAAAGAGCGATGGTTGATTGATCGCTACAACATTAAGTGGTCGCCTTCCCGCGTCGATACCTTGAATGCCAAGGAGCCTATCGACCCGGCCCGCTACATCGAAGATTGGGCCGCGCTGAACGCGGTCATCACCCATCCCTATCCGTTCGCGTCCGACCCAAATCGGGCGCTGTTGCCTGTTTGTGTTGGCATCGATTCGGGCGGCAAGGCGGGAGCTACCGAGAAAGCCTACGACTACTGGCGACAATGCCGAAAGGACGGGAACGGGAAAAAGGTCCGGCTGGTCAAAGGCGATCCGCGTCAAAGCATCCCGAGAATTGTCGTTACCTACCCCGACAACACCAAGCGATCCACCCGCAAGGCCAATGCCAAGGGCGAAATCCCCGTTCATCTGATCAACGCCACGATCATGAAGGACGCGCTGGCCGCCGATTTGTCGCGTGACGAAGTGGGTCCGGGATATATCCATTTCCCGCGATGGATCGGCGATTGGTTTTTTGACGAATTAACGAATGAGGTGCGCACCGCGAAAGGTTGGGACAAGACCGGCCGCAACGAAGCCATCGATCTTTTTGTCTACGCCGATGCGCTGAATGTCTTGCTAAAAGGCGAGGTGATCAACTGGGAATCGCCGCCGGCATGGGCTAATCCAGAACTGTCGGCACTCTTGTTGGTTCAGGCATCCAACGCCCAGCCCATCACCGCGCATTCGCCGCCGATATCAAGCATGAATCGTTCTGGCATTCGCCGCCAAACCGTTACCCGGAGGACAACGTTATGAGCGACATTCTCGACTACATCCGCGCCAAGTTGACCACCCGCCCGCTAACCCCGGAAGCGGTCGAATCGGCGCTCTCCGAGGCTCGCCAAACCTACGGCGGCGATATGCCTTATGTCCGCAAGCCGCCAAAGCAGAACGTGAGCCGACGAACAATTCAGCGGCGCACCAAAGCGACAAATTACCTATGAAAATGTCGCGCCGCCCCTGATATACAGGGGGCATGAATCCCTATCTCGGCCTACCGCTCGAAACCCTCACCGAAGCCTTGGCGCTCGCCCAGGCCGCGTTGCCGGTGCTCGCTCGTGGCGAGGCCGTCGGCTCGATCAGTACCGGCGATCAGCGCATCTCGTTCGTCCCCACGACCACCGCCGCGCTCATTCAGGACATCGCTTACCTGCAAGCCGCGATTGCCGCCGCTACCGGCAACAGCGCGCGCCGGAAAGGTGTGTATCTCATTGGTGGGGTTGGGCTATGAAAACGCAGCGCGTCCAATCTGTACCCGATTCCAAACGCCGCACCGGCCCCTACGAAGCCACATCCACCCGCCCGCGTGTCGCGGATTGGGAGCGCGTTCAGTACGGTCCGAATGCCGCGTTCGATAACGGCGATATTGCCCGCGCCCGCGCTCAAGACGCGGTACGGAACAATCCCTGGCTACGGCGTGCGCTAAAGATTCTGGTGGCTCACGAAATTGGTTGCGGACTGCAACCCCGGCCGAAGATCGAAGACGCCGGGCTCCGCAAAGACCTGCTCGCGCTCTGGAACGATTGGACGGCGGAAGCGGACGCGGATGGCACAAGCGACTTTTACGGATGGCAGGGGCTGCTCTCGCGGGCGCGACGCGAATCGGGCGAGGTCTTCGTTCGGCTGCGGGGACGGTTGCCGCAAGACGGACTGAGCGTGCCCTTGCAGGTGCAGGCCATGGAATCGGCGATGGTGCCCATGCGCCACAACGCCATGAACGGCAAGAACACGATCCGACAAGGGATTGAAATCACGCCGTTCGGAACCCGCGCCGCCTACTACTTCTGCGCGCAACACCCCGGCGAATCCTCTTTCTTCCTGTCGTCCGCCTCGCTGAACACCGACGGGCTCACCCGCGTTCCCGCGCAAGTCGTTTTTCATCACTATACGCCGGAGCGCCCAGGCCAATTGCGCGGCGTTCCGACGCCGATTGCGGCCCTAGTCCGGGCCCGCAATTTCGACGCCTACGAATCAGCGGAACTCATCCGCAAGAAATCCCGCGCCAAGTTCGTCGGCACGATCTACCGCGAAACCGACGAAGAAAACCCGATCACCAACGACGCGATCATCAAGGATTTGGATGCTCGCGAAAAGCAACGCTCCTACGTCGATTTGGAAGATGGGTACATGCTCAGCATGGCCCAAACCGAGCGCGCCACCCTGTTCGACGGGGACGGCGGCAACTCCGGCATTGACTTCCTTCGCGTGCAACTCCGAGCGATTGCGGCGGCGATGGGCGTCCCCTACGAGCTGATGACCAACGATTACGCGGATACCAACGACCGCGTCATGAAAGTCATCCTCAATGCCTATTACCGCGAGCTGGAAATGGAGCAAGACCGGATGGTTTCGCAAGTGCTCCAGCCGGTATGGGTGGCGTGGCTCAATGCGGTGGCGCTGGATCGCATCATTCGGATGCCTCGCGGCTATCTCGATAACCCGCGCCCCTGGCAGCGCTGCGAATGGCGCAGCCATGCTTGGAGCTATCCGAACCCGCTCCAGGAAGCGCAAACCAAGAAAATCCTGGTAGACGAAGGGTTCACTTCGCGATCCGCCGTCGTGGCCGAAATGGGCTGGGACGTAGCAGACGTGGACCAGCAAAACGCCGATGACCAGGCGCGGGAACGGGCGCTTGGGTTGAGTTACGGCAAAGACCCGGCCCCCATCCAGCAACAGGATACCGTTCAACCATGACCCATCTCCCCCATATTGCCGCGCGGCTGTTCAACACGCCGCTGCTCATCCATCCCAGCAAGCTGCAAGCCATCGTCGCTGGCCTGTCGAGCCGGCTGGGCGTGGCGCCACCGAACCCACTGCCGGACGCCTATACCGTGCGAACCGGAACGGCCGCCAAGGGTGGCTATCGCGTCGTGGATGGTATCGCCGTCATTGACGTGTTCGGCGCGCTGGCCCACCGAACCGAATTACAGGCCAACTCAAGCTTTATTCTCGGTTACGAGACGATTGGTCAGATGCTCGACAACGCGCTAGCGGATCGGGATGTGGCCGCTGTCGTGCTGAATATCGATAGCCCCGGCGGCGAAGTCAGCGGTGCCTTTCAGTTGGCCGAACAAATCCGCGCCGCCCGATCCGTCAAGCCGATTCACGCGGTTGCGAGCGACCTAGCCGCGTCAGCTGGATACCTGATCGCCAGTTCCGCCCAGTCCGTTTCGGTAACCCCAACCGGGCAAGTCGGAAGCATCGGTGTGGTGACCTGCCATGTCGATATGTCGGCTGCATTTGAAAAGGCCGGGTACAAGGTGACGCCGATCTTTGCCGGCTCTCACAAAGTGGACGGCAATCCCTACCAGCCGTTACCGCCGGCCGTGGCGAACCAGATTCAGACTGAAATCGATCACTACTACAGCATGTTCGTCGCTGCGGTCGCTGCCGGCCGTCCCGGCCTACCCGTCCGCGCCATTCGCGCCACCGAAGCGGCGCTATACATCGGCGCGCAAGCCGTCGAAGTCGGGCTTGCGGATCGCGTTGAAACGCCCGATCAACTCATTGCTCGCCTGGCTACTGAGGCGAACGCCCTCTCTTCACCTTCGGCGGCACGCGCCGCTAATCATTTGGAGCCAAAGAAAATGGCCGACGAAACCGAAAAGCCGGACGTTCCGGCGCAATCGCAGTTCCTAGCCGCCGCCGCAATCGCCGAGTCGTGCATCGCCGCTGGCGAGCCCGCGCTGGGCCGCGCTTTGCTGGGCAAGCAGCTTACCGCCGAACAGCTCAAGGCCCGCTTGGCCGATGCCAAGGAAATCCGGGCAATGGCGAAACTGGCCAACATGCCGGAAGAGGCTACCAAAATGATCGTGGAAGGCATCCATCCCGACCAGGCCGGGCAGCTGCTCCTCATTGAAACCGCCCGCCGCGACGCCGCGCTACCAGTGAGCAACGTTCATACCGGCGGCGTGATCGTTGACGGCCGTGACCGCCTGCGGGACGGGCTGAGCATGGCCCTGCAAATCCGGGCCGGACTGGAAAAGGACGATAAGAAAAACGAGTTTCGCGGGCTCACCATGATCGAAGTCGCCCGCACCTGTCTCGTGCAAGCCGGCGTTGTTGGACTGCCCAGCAGTCGGATGGGGCTGGCTTCGATGGCGATCACGCACAGCGCTAGCGATTTCCCCGTGCTGCTTGAAAACGTGCTGAACAAAACCCTGCTCAACAGCTACACCGCCGCCGCCGATACCTGGCGGAAATGGTGTGCAACGGGCAGCGTGTCGGACTTCCGGCCCTACAAGCGGATACGCCTGGGCAGCTTTGGCAATCTGGACGCGCTGGGCGAAGCGGGGGAATACAAGCACAAGGCGATTCCCGACGCCACAGCCGAAAGCGTGTCGATTGGTACCAAGGCCAACACCGTTACCATGACTCGACAAGCCATCATCAACGATGATTTGGGCGGGTTTACTCGGCTTGGCTCAATGATGGGCCGTGCCGCCGCTCGTTCCATCGAAGCCGACGCCTATTCACTCCTGGTTTCCAACCCGACGCTGGATTCGGACAGCACCGCGCTGTTCCACGCCAACCATGCCAACCTGGCGTCCGGCGGATCGGCTGCGGCGATCACTATGACCAGCCTTGACGCGGCCCGCACCATGATCAAGGTCCAAAAGGACCGATCCGGCAACGAGTACATCGGTATCACCGAGCCGTTTATCCTGTTATGCCCGGTCGCCAAGGCCGGCGCGGCCCGCACGGCGAATGAATCTGAGTACGACCCTGACACCGCGAACAAGCTCCAGCGCACCAACATCACGCGCGGAATTTTCAGCGCCATTGTCGATACCCCCTACCTGTCCGGCACGGCCTGGTATCTGCTCGCAAATCCAAACGATTTCCCGACCTTCGAGGTGCTGTTCCTGAACGGGGAGGAAGTTCCCTACACCGAACAGGTGACGCACACCAACGTCGATGGCGTGCAGTGGCTGATTCGGCTGGATTACGGCGTCAACGTCGTGGATTACGTCGGCGCGTTCCGCAACGACGGCGCTTAATCGTCCCATCCCCCGAGGTTTCAGATATGGCTACCAATTTCTACCAGGACGGCGATGTTCTGGACTACACCAACACCACCGGTGCGGCTATTGCGTCCGGCGATCCGGTTGCCATCGGCAACATCATCGGCATTGCGCTGGTGGATATCGCTATCAGCGCGGTTGGATCGGTTGCGCTGGAAGGCGTCTGGAAAGTCGCTAAGGCCACCGGCAACGCTTGGGTGCAGGGCGCCAAGGTGATTTGGGACAAATCCGCTGCCAAGTTCGACCACGGCGGCGCCGCCCCGGCCGCCGGCGATATCTCCAACTGCTGCGTGGCGGCCTATGCTGCCGCGTCGGGCGATACCGTTGGTTACATCAAGCTCAACGTCGGTATGGGTACGGTCACCTGATGCGCCGCGCGTCCCTGCTCTGCATCCTTCCGTCGCTGGCGTGGGCCGCCCAGCCTCGCGAGCGCCTGCCGAGTCATTGAGATGCTATTGACCGAGCGTAAGGGCGTATGAGCCAACTAGACACGATCATGCAGACACGCGGGATGCCCGCGTTTCGGCGGGTACTGGGCGATGCGGTCACCTACACGCCGGCGGGCGGAACTCCCGTTGCGACGTGGGCGATTATCGCCGTCGGATCGGCGATGGTCGGACAGTACGGCGAACGGCTGGAAGTGCGGACCACCGCGCAACTGCCGAAAGCCGACGT